GCTAAAATCAACCCTTATGTGCATTCTAAAAGCATATCTAAAGACATTTTAGAACTTTATTCCGAACATTTTGGCCTAAATTATAGTATTTTATCCTTCCATAATGTGTATGGACCAGAAGAAAAAATAGAAGGTGAATACACTACTTGCGTGGCAAAAATGCTTGATGATTACCAAAAACACAACAAAATAACAGTAACAGGCGATGGCACACAGTCAAGACAGTTTACCCATGTACATGATGTTGTTGATGCTACAATTTTGGCAATGAAGGACAAAAATCACGGCACAGATTATGTTATTAGTTGTCCAGAATTATATTCTGTAAATGATCTTGCAAATTGTTTTCCTTGTGATAAAGTTTACACCGATGCAAGGCGAGGGGAAGTACATACCATACAACATCCATCAAATATATTAGGATTTCAACCTAAGCATAATGTATTGAATTTTATAAAAGAACAATTATCTTAAATCAGCATCTTCCATACCAGCAACTCTTAACTTAGTTACATTGGTAATTTGCCATTGTTTTTGATCTAATCCTTTGAGAATGCCTAACCATCTGTTACGCATGAGTGCCCATTCATTTACAAGAGCCTCCATATCACATACTTCATCTTCGCCTTCGGCATATTTTTCTGCATCACGTGAACTTAATGCACGAGCATAATTTTCCAAATATTTTTTGTAGTGTTTTGTTTTTACACGTCTAAGTTGTATGTTCAAATGTTCTAGTACTGCTTCAAGTTCTTGTAGTTGATTCCATCTGTGTTCAACAATACCTGGCATACTGGATGCGTGTTTTTCCAAGTTGCCTTTTAGTCCGCACTCACGTCTTGCAGATTCATATTCTGCTTCAAAGTGTGCCAAAGCATCAGGGATCTTAGATAAGTTTTTTGTTATTTCTGTGTACCAAGTCATTCAAAATCTACTTCTTCAATATCATCCTCTTCATCATCAAATTCAAAAATTTCTAATATTGCAGTATCAAGATAATCATCATTACCCATACATTCTTTCAAATCTGATTCAGATGCACCAAAATCCATTATGAGAGCAACATACGAAGATGCCACCACACTTTTATCTTTTGCAGGAAGATAATCTGAAAATAAATTCCAAGTCTCAATTATTTGTTCACTGTCCATCTACAACTAATTCTTCTTCAGGTGAATCATTAGTGTCATGTAGGTTCCATTCTTGCATTATAATATCAAGTTTTTCACCAGTCCATGCTTTACGATATTCTAACACTTCTTCACCATTTGCGTTTATATATTTCAATCTGTTGCCTTGTTGTACTAGTATTCCTTTTTTCTCAAACAAATCAACTAGTCCACTGTATGGATCCATGCCAGTTTCATATGGTATTTTTACTTGAACTCCTTCAAAAGGTTTGGCGTATCTTGTTTTCATTACTTTACACCCTGCTCTAATACCTCTTACATCTGATACTTTGTTACCTGCTTCATCTTCTTTTAGTTTTAATTTTTTCATAGCAACAACAATACTTGAAGCATATATAAATCCTTGTCCACCTGATATCTTATCATCAGGATCAAACATATCTTGAGATGCATAAGTGTGATTAGTGCATACCATACCTACGTTGAACGCACCAATCATGTTCACAGTATTACGGACCAAAGCAGTTAAGGCTTTTGGCTTTCTACCCATATCACCCTTCATATCACCTTTGTCAAACTGATCTACATCAGTAGGAGTAAGCAACATACCTAAAGAATCAATTACAAATAAAACTTTTGGTTTGTCAGCATCATCTAATATTTTGTAGTCATTCATAAAAGTTGATATTGTTTTTGCTACATCATCAATCATACTCATTGATAATTTTAATAATTTGTCTTCTCCTGTGTCTACGCCTAGTGCCTGTAACCACTTTTCATCTAATGCGTTTTCACTATCAATCAACACAACAAAAATACCTTGTTGTTGTGCGTGTCTTACAATATTTCCAGAAGCAAAATAAGATTTACCTGCTCCTGATTCTCCAGCAAACACAGTTACCTTGCCCAGAGGGACTCCTTTATGGAAGTCCCCTGAGATTAAGTAATTGAGTGCATAGTTGCCAGTGTTTACCCAATCAGTTGGGTCATTGAATCCAACACCAAGTCCATTAATACTTTTTGTCAAATCCTTTCGAAATTTCGATACGTCAAATGGCTTTACCATGTCTTACCTCCTTTTACTGTGCTTGTTTACGTTCTCTGATCAACTTTAGTATATCTTCTGCTTTGGAAGATGATTCTGAAGTTGGAGCAGATTGTGTTTCTGCTGGTGCCGCCGGAGTTTCCTCAGGTTGGAACACAACTTCACCTTGTGGTTTTGGTTCAACCGGTGGAGTAACTGTTTCAGCAGTTGCCATAATTGTTTGTTTGTTTGGATCACCTGTTGCCTGGCTCATGCCTGCCGGCTTGAAGTAATTACCAAATTTTTCTGTGTCATATGGTTCACCATTAACACTTGATTCAAACATTTCTTTCATAACTTTAAGTTCTACCTCAGATGGTTTCTTTGGCAGGAAGTCATTCAGATTGTACAATCCATGTGTGTTAATTGCGTTGTTCTGTGCTTCAGTTAGTGCAGATTCCCTTCTACTCCATTTAGAAGTTGAATAGTCTGCGTATCCACCTTTAGAAGTTTTATTAATTCTAAAGTCTACACCTCTCACATAATCAGTTGGAAGATCTTCCATTTCTGGATCAAGTAATGCTCCTCTGATTATATTGAAAATTTGTGGACCAATTATAAAACGTCTTATTGGATTTTCCGGAGTAGTGCTTTCATTTAGTGGATCTTCATTCACAAATCCTTGAAATATGTATGAACGTTTTTTCCAATATTTTCTACCCATGTCTTCAAGACTTTTATCTTTAAACCAAGGACGCACTTCTGCTAAGATTGGACATGGATCGCCCCACATCTCAACACAAGGAACTTGTACCATTGTGTTTGTACTACCTGCTTCACCTTTGATTCCAGCGAATGGTAATTTAATCATAGCACGTTCTACCCAAAAGAATGTGTTGTTTTCATCCTTGTCTGGTAAAAACCTAAGTACTGCTTCAGTACCTTCGGGCATATTCCAATGTGGGTAAATTGCGTTATCTCCAGTGTATTGACCACCGGACTGTGATTTGTTGTCTTGTTCTTTTAGTTTTGCTCTTATTTCTGCGAGTGTTGCCATATTAGCCTCCTTTGTTGCCTATATAAGTTGCCTGTAAAAGCATATATCATATAATATACACTTATTAATATTTAGTCAAGAATATTTTTAAATTAATTTATTAGACCCGCAAGTTTAAGAATTCTGTCTGTTGGAACATCATTATCTGGTAATTCGTCACTAAGTCCATCAAGATCTATATGGACTTCTTTTTCTTGTGATTCTGCCATACCAGGATCATTATCTGGATAGTTAGGTTCGTCCTGATCACTCTTTAAAATAATCATTGCATTTTCAACTCTGCCTTTTTCCAACTGTTGTATTGCTTGGTCAACTTTTTCTCTAAACTCTATTTCTGGTTGAGCATCACGATCATTTACTGGATCTACACCTGGATCATATGTGCTATTCAGTATATCAGTTAATTCATCAGCAAGTCTGGTTGGATTTATAAATTCTCTCGAACCATCTTTGTCCATTGTTTCAATCTGTCCTACAAAATCTTCAACTTCATCTTTTAATCTTTTAAATGTGTTTGCATCTTCAGTTGGTGTTTCAGTATTTTCTGTGTTTGGATTTTCATACTTTTCAACTTTGTCATCTGCCCAAGATTCAAATTCAGACTGTGCTAATTTGTATTTGTCTTTTTTGTATCCTAAGTCTTTGTTCTTTACAGTTTTTCCTTTTATATCCTTGTATCCACCAGTAACTTCTGCTGGATCTTTTCTTAGTGCGTCATATTGTGCAGGATCACTTTGTATTTTTTTAATGTCTCCTACATAACGTCTTGCAAGATCAACAGCAATTTTCTTTTGTTTAGCAAAGTCAGGGGACGGCCTGTTAAACAATTCACCTTGTGATTCAATTTCAACTGCCATGTCAGACGCAAAATTTGCCACTCTTTCATCTTCTGGATTGGCAAACAAGGCTCGTGTTGCTATGTCTCGTAATATGTTTGATAATAATATGTTAGGATCTTTGAATCTTGCTTTTTGTGTGAGTTTGTCCATAGCGTCATTTATTTTTAACACTAATGGCTCATTTTTGTTTAACCATTGGGCAACATATCCTGCATCTTTTGCTGATGCTGTTTCTGCTTTGTCTAAATCAAAATCATCATCATCTTGTTCATTTACAATTTTGTAAACCAATGGTAATATGTCCCCAATGTTTTCATCAAATGTTTTGACAGTAAATTTATCTTTCCAATCAGCAAGTGTTTCTTCATTGACTTCCATCTCTTCTGCATCTTTGAAATTTTCAAATGCTTGTTCATATCCTCTTGCTGAATTAAGTCTTTCCATTGCTTTCTTAAGTTTCATTGCTTTCGCACGTGATTTTTCTACAATAGTGTTTGTGTCATCATTCATTAGGTCATGACGTGATACATATCTGTCAAATGTTCTAAGTTTTGCCAAACTTTCTGACATATCAATAATGTGTTGGCCAAAGTTATCATATGGATATCCACCATGAGCAACGTGTTGTTGCATGGCTCTTGCACCTGCTAAATGTTTGAATGGATATTTAAACCTTTCACCTTCACCATTTTCAATGAAAAGTGCCTTGATACTTCTTGACCTTGACCCAGGGACTTCTTCATCTACATTCTTAGAATGTCTAATAATCAACTTTGTTTTATCTAATGTTTGGAAAGAAGAACGTCTGCTACCAAACATACTGGAACGTGCTTCTGTCATGTTTTCTTTGGCCATAAATTCAAAATCTCTTTTGTCCAAATTTGACTTTTGTATATCTCTTGGGTCAAAAGTCATCATATGTCTTTTGGCAAAAAATCGTAATTCTTTCAAAAATTCTTGCCAGTCATTCATGACATCTTCTGTCATGCCATCTGTTATGTCTTTTGCATAGAAAACTTTCATGCTTTTTGAGTCTGCTATGCTAACAGATACTTCACCTGTATTTACTTCAAATGTAAAGAATTTTGCTTCAGTTGGATCTAGGGTAGTTTTGGCGTTTGCATCAGCCATTTGCATACCCTCAAAACGTGATCTTATTTTGTCGAATAGGTCTTGTGATACTGTTGATTGTTCCATATTGTATTTATTGTATTATCCATGTGCTAACAATTCAGCATACATTGGATCTAACTTAGTTATGTTAGTTTTTTTATGTTTATCCATTGTTTTTGTCTTGTTTTGAAAGATTTTAAGCATATTTTCATCATATTCAAATTTGTCTAACCCCTCATACATATCACTCACTTCTCTATCAGCACCTAATGTATCAAGTTTGCTTTTTACATAATCTTTGTATTTTTCAGGCATTGAAGCAAAAGTCATGCCAATCGGTTCCAAACATTGTATTATTCCAATATCACCAAATATATTTTTAAGTTCTGGATACCATTTATCAACAGTAAAAGCATTACTTGGTTGCCACACTAAATTTGAATTTATATATTGATTAGGTTTTTGTTCTGCAAACAAAGTATTGATATTTTCCTTAACAACATTCCACTTGCCCGGGTTGCGGATATAGTTGTAAGTTTCACCTGTGCCGTCCAAACTTATTCCTATTCTTACTTTTTTGAAATAGTCAAGTAAATTATAAAAATTATCAGGAAGAACAGTTGCATTTGTTGTAAGTTTAAGTTCCATGTTTTTAGCAAAGCCATTATCAATGCAAAACTGAAGTAAGTCAACACAGTCCTTTTGTAGTGTAGGTTCGCCGCCATTCATTTTCAGAATGATTGTGTCCTCATCAATAAAATCAGCAAATGGCTCCCATGTTCCGTCTCTGTTATATGGATCGTCAAAGGGCAGGTCGAATTCTTCCATTGAAAATGTTTCAGGATATTTTTTGTAAAGTTTTTCTATCAGTATTGAATTTCTTGGCTCACACATTGTACATCTTAGATTACACAAATTTTCTATCCTGTAATCGACCATAATTGGTTTTCCGATGTCATTGCCATTCAAAGCATTTGGATTTTTCAAAGGCAGATTATCATATGCTGTGCGTGGTTTATCATTTTCTGTCTCAGCCGCAACACATTTTCTGCAAGGATCTGGAAAATTTCCTTTTAGTATTTCTTGTCTAAAATTTACTGCGTATTCACTTGTCCACCAATCTTTTATAGATTGATTTGGTTCTAAAACAGATTTAGTTTGTTCACAACAAAATCCTACTAAGTTGTTACTGGCGATATAGTGAACACTAGTAAAAGGTGCTTTGCATAGTACAGCCATAATATTATTTAATTCATTGATATAAAGATAGGCATAGGGTCTACTCTATCCTCAACTTCATCTCTTAGCCGATCATAAATTTTAGCATCCCAGCCGGCAATCACTTGCATCATTCTGACAATTAATAAACAAGCAGATACTAAATCATCATGCTCTCCTGGCTTGGCACTATAACTTGTACCTGTTGCTACAAAGTTTTTAAGTTCACTTAGTAAATTTTTACTACTAATAGTCATTTTATCTTCTTCAATCAGTTGCTTAAATTTTGCACAGGCTGATATTTTATG